TCTTCCCTCGCGATTTTCTGGATGTTAAACGCAACAATCTTTGCGGTGTCCCTGTCTAGGGTGGAGCAGAATTCGTCTGCGAACCAGTACTTCTTGTCTGATTCGATCATTTTGGCTAATCGGTATCTGTATTTTTGTCCGTCGCTGAGTTGACTGAAACGTCTTACAAAAAGGAAGGCGTCGTTCAAGCCAACTCTGGATAGGAGAGTTAAGCCTTCATGGAAGTTTCTTCCAGTGGTGTCGATGAGGGGCTTGGATGGTTCGATTTGAATGTCATCGAGGTTTATTGTTTCTGGCTGCAGGTCCTTTTCCAGAGCCTTCAACAAGACGCTTTTTCCGCTTCCGCTGTCTCCCGTAACATAAACTACATCGTTTGGCGCAATCTTCAGCTCCACGTTATCGTAGATGACGTGTTCTTGGAAGTTGTCTACTCCGATGCCGAATGCTTCAGCGACTTTTATTGTTCGGTCTGTGATGTCCGTTTTTGTTTTGTAGGCGATGTTGATTCTGAAGACGCCTGCCTTGCGGTCATATTTTTTTGAGATTCTGGTTATCTTGAATAGTTCTCGGATTCCCACTTTTTACCACGCTCTGATTAGCCGTGATGGAGCTTCGGTTTTTCTTGTTGACATGCAGGCTAAGGCTAGTGCCCAGAGTCTGTCGTCGTGGGTTCCTTCAGGATGACTGAATGTGGTGTGTCCGTCTTTTGTGAGTTCATATTTTTCGCAGTGAATCTCGGCGATTAACTGGCTGTCGTAGGGCATGGACAGTTTGCTGGTTTGCATCTGCTCCCTCAGGTGGCTTAGCACCTCTTCTTTTCGTCTGGCAGTCAAAACAACGCCTCTGGTGTTAGAGACGACTGTGCTCATGTCTTCTGTCACGTATTCGCCGATTCCCGTCTGGTCCACGTAGATTGCTTCCACTGTTCTGTATCGGTCTGTTAGGGCTTTGATGTAGCCGATGACGCTGGCGTATGGCGTGCCAAGCTTGAATCGGTGCAGATGGACCAAACGAACCTGACCATTGTTTAGGAGTTGTACGACTGCAACTACGCTGTGGTCACGTTTCTTTCCCAAGTCCACGCCGACACAGAATCTGCCTGAGAGACGGTCTATGAAGCTGGAGTAAGTTAGCTCTCCATTGATGCATTTGGTGATTAGTTCCTGCGGGAAGTAGCGGCTCTCGTCTTCAGCCCACTCTGCCTCCATCTCTCTGTGCCATCGCCATGGATCGCCTTTTAGTTGTCTCCGTATTTTTTCTAGAATCTGATGTTTCAGTGGACCATGTGGTTCTGTTGCGTCTTTCCATGTGATGTGGGATTTGGCGAAGTCGCTGTAGTCTTCGTGGTTGAAGATTCTGTAGAAGATGTGGTCTGTGCTCCATGGTGTGCTGGAGCAGACGAACTTGCCGTTTGTTGTGCCTAGCGTGAAGAGGATGGCGTCGTACATTTCTTCGTCGTTGGCTGTGAAGTTCATTTCGTCCCAGTAGACGAGGTGTAGGGTTGGTCCTCGGATGGTGTCGGGGTTGTTTGGGAAGCATTCTATTATGCTGCCGTTGGAGAAGTAGATGACGGTCTTCCGAGCCTTCAAGTAGGAAGTTTTGGGCAAATATCTGAGGAAAGCGGTTATTTTTCGTATGATCAGTTTGGCTTGCCGAAAGCTTGGACCCACTACGCCAATGGATGTTCCATGTCGGGTTAGGGCGTAGTAGAGCAGTAGGGCGGCTACTATGTGAGATTTTCCGCTCTGTCTGCACCATCGGGCTGCAACAAACTGTTTCTCCAAAAAGAAGTTGGTCAACTGTTTCTGGTACTCTGTTGGCTTGAAGCCAAGAGTCTCTTCAAAGAACTCTATGGGATTCTCTTGAAACCTCACATTTTTTGTTTGAAGTTTCTGCTTGATTTGCTGCTCAAGCTTCTGTGTTTCCTTCTCCAAGCTCCTCATTGACTAGCTTCCTTAGTTCTTCGAGTTTTTCTTTGATTTTGCCTGTGTCGTATTCCTTGGCGATGATGTTGATGCTTCGGCATATGTAAGCTGACAAATGTGCCCACTTTTGTTGTTCTTTGGTTGGTTTTCTTCCCTGTTTTGTTTTGGTTGCCTGGTCATGTGCCATTTCTGCTAAAACTTTCAGGTCCAAAATTAGGTCTGCGCGGAGTTCTTGAGTGTTCAAGTTGAACTTTTTTGTTGTCCTTTGGATTTTCTGAAAAAAGGCTGTTTTCAACAATGAAGTATTATTAGTCTTCAAATATGCTCACACCTTCTGTCCAAAGAATGTTCCCAGAAGCGTTCCCACAACCAGCGTGATGGTGGCAAAGATTTCGCTGTTGAATTTGCCTATAAACGACATGTGCGCAATCTCTAGGGCAGTTAACAGGACCAAGATTACGGTGGCGGCTAAGACTCCGTAAACTAGGGTTTGGCTTGGCGGAATCTCAACCCGTTTTATTTTTTCGCCAGACTTCAACAGAACCTTCTTGGTTAACAGTTTAGAGATTCGCTCTTTCACGCCTATTCCACCTGCATTTGACTTTGACGAAGCGTCCGCTTTTGGTTTTGATTTTCATGAGGTTTTTCTTGATGATTTCGTGGAATTTTTCTTCCAAGTCTTGTTTTCTTCTGACGTTGATTTTTTCGATCATGCCCAACGGGATGCAGTTGTAGACCAGATCATAGGTTTTTTCGGTGATTTGGAAAATGTCCTTCAGCAGAATCAGGTGCTTTGCCCGTTTTCCTTTGACTCCAACGTAGTGTCCGACGCTGGCTACGGGATTGTCAAAATGAGGTTCTCCTCCTTCGCCGGTTCTGCCCATGGCTTCGCTTGCGTCTAGCCAGTAGACTCGAACAAGGTCTCCGAACTGTAATTTGTCGAGTTTGTTTGACGCTTTTTTATCCATTTTATTGCCCCCGCTTGTATCGCGCTAACGCGCTGCTTTTGCTTTGTAGAGTGTACAGATAATCGGCGAGCAGTGGCGTTTCTTTTCCAAGCTCCAGAACAACCTCAAGAGTTTGCGTTGCCGCGTTCACCCTGTATTCTACGCTTATGATGCGGTAGTCAGCGTCGATGTTCTCGTTTGGGAGAGTAACGTGAATCTTGTCTCCCGGCAACAACACATCAGTGCCGTAGTCTATGACTGTGCTCCGTATCGTTATGTAATCGGCTGGATTCTCCAGATGCGCCAGCAAAGCCTTAGCCCGCAAGTCACATTCGTTGTTGCTGTGGAGTTCCTCATCCACTTCCACCAGTTCACGCACACCATACGCTGTTTGGCTGCTTGTCGGCTCCTGTGCGACTAATGGGCGTCTTGCCTCCCACCGTCCCTTCCCAAAATGGAACAAGTCAACCCAGACATCCCCATATTCTGAGGAGTTTTGGTTGACGCTGAATCTGACGCCCCTTATTAGGTCCCATCGGAAACCGCTAACATTAAAAATGCTTTCTGTCCACTCGTCCACATTGTTTTTCCCGATATCCAGTTTGATTACCTGCCATTCTCCAGTCTTCGGAATCGTGAATCCTCTCCAGGCAATGTTGTCGTCGCCGCTGCCGTCGTGAAGTTCGATCGAATGGTTTAATGTATGATGAGCATCGGCTTTGACGGCAAAAACTAAGGCTGGATAACTGCTTGCGTTTACGTAACCATCCGTGAAAACCCACCAAAAAGAAACATAATACATGTAAGCTGTGCAGGTTGCCTTGACACATTTTGATCCCTGAAATACACTGGATGTTTCTATGCTCATGGTTGTGTTCCCGGTTAGGGGCTCCCATTTTCCAAGCGCATGCTCAAGCCAGTAGGCTACTTGAGTCAGATTGTCTGAGAGAGAATCGCTCCATGACTGCCCATCAACATCCAAGGGGTAAGGTCGCCCTCTGGCTCCATAGGACATGATTCTGTTTCTTATCCTATGAATATCCCTTCGATACTCGCTTGCCTCTATCAGCTCAGACAGGCTGATGCTGCAGGTTTTACTGTTTCTGGGAAAGAAGGCGAATTTGGCGTCAGGCTCAACTCGGAAGTCAAAGCCGACTACTCCCGATTTATCGGCTGAAGAGGCAATGTATCGTAGAACATCAAAAACTGGCGTATTCTCATACTCCAGCAGCGTGTATGTTGTGTCCGTGTCTTCTATCAGCTCAGTTGAGTCTCGGACATGACTGAGACCCGCATAATAGTCGATCAGGTCTTTTACGATTGCCTCGCCCTTCTGGTTCTCATACGTTTTTGTTATCACCCGCCTGAAGAGCTTCTCGCCCCAGCAGCGCCCCTTAACCCGCAGATAATTCTCGACAGGCGAAGACTCGCAAACAATCTCCTCAACCCTTATCGTGGCAATCAAAGGACAGTTTGTTCCCCTTCCGATGTTCAAGCTCCCGTTAACGCCAACAGTAATCGGATACGTATCAGTGTATTTTTTGTCAAAATTCTGGAGAAGACACGAAAAGCTTGAAACCTCGTTGGTGCAGCCCAGATGAACCCTCAAATCTAAAATGTCACCCTGAGGAGGCGTAACCGAACCGAAAACCGAGGAAACAGCAGGCAAGGCCACGCTCATTCGACGCCTCTCCTCCGAAACGCTTCCTCTTCTCCAGCCCGCCTCACGTTTCGTCCGTAACCGGAAGTTTCAGCCCAAGCAGCATTATAGTCCTTCACAGAAGCGGTTGCAGCATCCATCTGGGACGCAAAATACCACATGGCAGCGGCGGCAGCAACAATCACAGCCACACCCACACCAGTTAGAGCCAAGAACGTGGCATAACTGATGTTCAGGGCGTTCTGTGCAACCGTAGCAATCCAACATGCAGCAGCGTACACTTTCTGGGCGGCAGCCACGCCTATGCTGGTTCTCATGAACGTGCCCATAACCGCGACAACAGTCATTGCGCTGTTGAAAACTCTGGCTTGTTCAGTGTTCAGTAAACCAAACTGTTGTGCTATATATCCGACAGCTACGCCGGATGCTCCTAAACCAGCGATAGCGGAGCCTAAACTTTTGATTCTTGCAGTTAATGCTTCGGCGTCTGTTTGGATTCTCGTAAATTCGTTGCTTGCGCGGTTAACAGCCCTTACTGTAACAGCTATTTCGCGGAAACTCACAAGCCCGCCTCCCTTTTTGCGTTTTCAATGGCTTCACAGATTATGGCTTCCAGCCGGGGCAGACCCTCTTGAACGGCGGGGTAAAGGAATGGGCGAGCCCTCATGTAGCGGGTTCCCAGCTCCACAAACATTGCATAGGAGGCTTCTGCACCGACCTCTGCAACCCACTCGCTAATTTTGGCGTAGATTGATCTTTGTAGATGCCCAGTTTTCACTGGAACACGCTGCCTAGCTGAGGCTTTAACGTCTGCAGCCCAGTTTGCCAACCGCTCATGAACCTGACGCTGCATACCAGAATCAAAACGGTTCATTGCAGCCTTGAACTCTTTAGCGCCTGTTATGTCGTAGTTTATCTGGATCGCCATTTCCCCTTCCTCTCCATCTTCTGTTTTTCTTCCTCTGCTTGACGGTCTAACTCGCTGAGAATCAGGATGAACTCCTGGATGGTTTTGGCTGGCTGCCTATCGAGCTGGTTTGGGGTGCATCCGAATTCTTTGCAGAGCCTAAACTTTGTGAGTGACTGATGGGGCTTGCCTCGTCTGATTGTTCTGATAAAAAACGTGTCTCCTCAACAGTGACGCTGCAGAGCCTGTTAGTGACTTGGCTGAAGAGTTCTCCAAGCTCGATGGATATTCCGTTTTCTTCGCTGAGCAACTTCTCCAAAGTCACCGGCTTCTTTGCTGGCTGCTCCCTGAGGCTCGCCCAGATGGTCTCCGCCTGAATCGCCACGTAATCGCTCTTCACGACCTGACCAGTCACCGGATGATACCGTGTATGCTTCTGGATGATGCGGTTACGTTTCGCCCAAGAGATCTCCTGAAAAACATAAGTTCCAGCGTATTCTTTTCCGAATCGACTGTCGACTTCAACAGTTTCCGTCCTCAACAAACATCACCTGCCTAACTGATTGCCACACTCTTCGCAACAAACGGCGCCTTCACAGAAACCAAGTCCTCTATCCTTGTTGGCGGCGAAACGCTCTCCCATTTGCAGTTGCTGAAAACCGCTTTGTTGCTGGCTCCCAGCCCAAACTCTAAGCTAAATTCCGTGTCGTTGATGACGTCATCGAATTCGTCTTTGGTTTCGAAGTCGAGGGTTACTTCTCCGCTGCAGTTTCTGTGCCGTTCTGGCAGATACTTGAGCAGATGCCCGTCTGTTGTTCTGATAACGGGTACGCGTTTCAGGTTGTTTTCGATGGTGAAGCGGAAATCTGTTACATGCTCTAGTGTTGTTGTGTCCTTTTTGACGTAGCTTTCATAGTAGGGCACGGCTCCGGAGTGGTCAGCGTAGGTTGCGCCGCTGATTTTAGATGTTCCCACCGCCACGTCCTGTCCGATCAGCTCGGCAGTTGCTTTCAGCAGGTCTTCTATGGAGCATTCAACGGTTAGGCTGTTGAATCTGCAGCCCGTGTAGAGCAGATCGATTATTGCTGATGCTTTTTCGTAGACGACCTCTACAGTCAAGGAGTTTAGGGTCTGGATGTTCAGCAGAAA